TCCTTCTGTAAAGTTATCCACAGGGTTATCCACAGGGTCAGCGATGTCATCGACGAGGGCAGCCCAGGCTTTGCGGATCGACGCATTGAGTTTGAGGCGCTCCTCTTGATCCCGCACTTGAGTCGTGTTGCATACCCAGCACGTCACCAGGTCAAGTCCATCGGGCATGACACCGTGGCTCAGTTCGGGTGTGTAGTGCATGGGTCGGGAGACTTTGCAGACCTTGCAAGGATAGACGGGGTCGATGACTAGTTGAGTGTCCACGGCATACCCCACAGGATCGTGTGACGCCCGCTGACGGTCAATTCTGTCCGTCCGGTATCAATCACATACCCGTCCGCTACCAACTCGCTCCTGCGGCTCCTGATGCCCGAATCAGATGCCATAGGCCACCGATAGTTTCTGACACGGTTCCGGTACTCCAGGATCAACTGCTCATCCGTCATCGGATACTTCTGCTCCTCAAAAATGTGCATGACTCGATGTTTGAGTGGCAACGTTGCGACCCGCATGGCTGCATCCTTGGACGTCCACGGGTCAGTCGACCTGGCGAAGGCAGTCATCGTCCACCGTCCCCGTGGTACTCATCTACCCAAATGTTGACCACGTCATCGGCTTGGCATTGGGCGCAGCTAATGACCAAGAACAAGGTGTCATCGAGGGAACCGCATTTCATGGGTGCGCCAGCGTTGAGTTTGTCCATGGTGCATCCACATTTGGAGCAGAAGGGCACGATGATCTTGGCGAACCCCATCAGCCTGCTACCTTCTCGCACTTCCCTGAAGCATCCTTGGGGAGTGGACAGAACCACCAGCCCGTATCAGGCTTGTCTTTGGGCGACCACCATTTCATCGCCCCATGCGCGCATTGCGGATCTGCCCCCGTTTGATGATTCGAGCCATGTCCTGGGAGATCAGGGACGGTCGTCCATCCATCCACACTTGGAGACTTGTCCTTGATTGTCCAGGACTCGAGTCGGGTTTTGGCTTGCTGAACTTCCTCCCGTGAAGCGACCTTCTTGGAAGGCAACCCCACCGCTAGGATGGCGCGACCCCAAGCCGAGGTTTCGGCGTTCATCAGCTCGGAGCCGCGAGTATAGGGAGTGGTGCCGGGTACTACTTCCCAGGCGACACCGATGCCTGGAGTTGCATCGGCTGGGTCACGGTAGAACGCGGCAACGTAGCAGATGTACGTCACGCCTTGGATCTCCTCGATGGTGAATGGCACCAGAGGGTTCGCGGGTTGCAGGCTCATCTCTGGATACAATTCTTTGGCGAGGCGGATGCGTTCCGCAACGTCTACATATTCGCTGAGGTCGAAACTCATTTGATGTTCACCGCGCCTTGGATGATTTTGCCTCGACGTAGGCCGTCAGCATGCCCGACACGGTAGCCGCGTCCACGTCCGCTGATAAAGCCCCAACTGAAACCCGTCCCCACTAGGAGGGCAACACCTAGAAAATCTAATCCGTTCATTTGTCCCACTTCCCGTCAGATTCTTTGATGAATTTGTCGAGATCAGACACGTCAAAACGCAAATGCCCACCAGGTGTACGGTGGGCAGATACGTCCTTCGAGACTACATATCGTCGGAGCGTGTGAGTACTCAGACCCACACGTTGAGCCGCTTCCCCGATACGGAGCTTCTTTGGCATTGAGTGTCCCTTCTCGCTGTCCATTTCAGGATACGGGAAACGTGTGCAATCGTGAAGAATCGTTGATTCCTCGGCGTGTCACGACTTCTTCTTGCGCTTGTCCACCGTGTCAATGCCCGCTTCGAGGGCGTCAGCGATCACGCTGCCGTCGAGTTTGCCCTTCTTGCGGTAGGACTTGATGCCCACGCGTGCGCCAGCGAGCAAGGCTGCTCCGGTAGCTGCGAGGCAGATCATGAAGAGGGTGTTGTTCATTTGGTTTTGCTCCAATCGGGACGACCAACCCCAGCCACTTTGGCGTAGGGGCGTATTTTCTTGTAGCAACCGTCCCCGTTTGCCGATCCTTGCGTCCCAGTATTGCCTTCGTAGGTGACCATTTGGTTCTTTTCAGGTTGATTTTGTACCAAGATCCCGACATGTTCTGATGTACCAGCGATCCCGTCAAGGTTGAAGAACACGATGTCACCCGGCAGGGCTTCCCTAACGTCAGCTAGTTGTCCGTGTTTTCTGAAATAGGCAAGTCCGGCGTCGCAGTTGTGGAATCCCTTTGGAGTTTGGATACCAGCGAGGGTATTGCTTCCCGACTGATGAAAGACCCAGGAGACAAAGAAGGCACACCAGGGCTGATTGTTGTTTCCGTACCATTTGCCGAACTTGGTGTCGTTGTTATTTCCTTCTTTGTATTTGGCATCGACTTCCTTCTTTGCTATTTCGAGGACTTTCGCGGCTGTGGTCATTTGAGCAACTCGGCTTCTTCTTCGCTGATACCGAGGCGTGTAAGCAACGCGGTTCGCGCTACGGCTTTCGCTGTGGCTTCGGCTTCTTTGTTGGCTTGTTCCATTTCGTAGGCGATCCGGTCGGTTTCGCGTTGATCCAATTCGGCTTGAGTGAGTGGGATTTCGGTTACTTCTCCGGTGGTGCAGTTGATTTCTATTCGGGTTTCCATGTTTTCTCCTATGCTTTGAGGATGCCGTAAAGGGACGCGGTTGAGTATTGAACAAAGTTTCCGCCGGAATAGGGTGTTAATCCGATCGCGTTAATGGCGGCGGTATTTGACCACAAGCCTGCAATCAGCAAAGAAATTGCGGCAGTTGCATTATTTTCTGTAACTGTGTCGGCTGACCATGATTTGTATTGAGAGCCGGCATAATTTGGGAAGTACAGTTCCATATTTGAAAAGGTGCTGGCTGTTGCTGAGTTTGCGTCTGAATCTCCTGCGTTTCCAAAGGTTCCGTTATATGAGGCGGCAGCAGAGCCGTTGCCTGCGAGTTGTCGGTAAGTGAAGTTTGTGGTGAGGGTGTTAAGACTTATTTTCATTGTGTCGCTGGTATATGAGGTGCTGAATCGTGTGCTGAGTTTGAGACATAGGTCGGTGAAGGTAGCGGGGATGCTGGTGAAGTCTATACTGGCGGTGGCTGTGCCGACGGTGACGGTTTGTATGAGTGTAAAGGTGGTTGCCATTATGCCGCCGCAATTCCATACAACGTAAATGAAGAACCCACAGTATATAAACCACTATTAGAACAAGTAAAAGTCATTGAAGAAATGGCAGCAGTAGAACGCCACAAACCAACACCAACAGCAAGACCATCCGTAGCAGTCAAATTTGACTGTGCAGAAATACGACATAAAGCAGTTTTGTATGTTGTAGCATTGGAGTAGTTCATTGCACTCATAACGTATGGAGAAAATATCCCAGACGTACTTGCTGTAGTAACTACACCACCAAAATTAATAGATGCCTGAGAAGATGAACGTCCACTATTTGCGGTATCACTAGCACCTGTATTTCTTGCATAAAGGTTCGTGACGGAATAGTTACTTCCAGTATCACCATTGAATGTTACGGTAGTGAAGTTCATATTGTTGTAGGTAACGGTGTCAGAACGTAACATTCCTACCATAACAAGATCAGTATAGGTAGAAGGAATACTAGAGAACGTGTACGACGCTTGAGCCGTCGAGACTGTATAACTTGCTATGGGTGTGTAAGTTGCTCCGGCGGCCATTATGCTTTCACCCCATACAAAGCAAAAGACGAATACTGTTTATATCCAGTACCGCCACCACCCGGAGTCAATTTCAGAGAAGTAATAGCCCCCGTTGTGCTGATATTTACACACGAGGACATCACGACGACACCGCTACCGTTCTGATCATTACCACCCAATACTCGCAAAGTCTTGTAAGTGGTCGTGTTGCTGTAATTAAGAATGTCCATAATGCCTGCCCCAAAGATTGTAGTGCTGGCAGGCAGATCACCGAAAGCAAAAGATGTGGCACCACTAGCGACGTTTCCTCCAGCGCCAGTCGTAGAGCCGTTTCCGTATACGTAATGTTGGGCGTAGTTTGCACCTGTGTCGATTGCTCCACCGCTGAAGCCGAGTTGAATGATTTGGTACTGTGCGGCGTTTTGGCTTGCAAAATAGCGAAGTTGTAAATGGGTGTATCCCGTTCCTAGTGAACTGAAAGTGATTGAAGTCGCGCCACCCGATCCGACCGTAGTGGTGGCAATAGACTCGTATGAGGAAGCCACACCACCGCTCGAAGCAATAACACCAGGCAGAATCATGCAATACCACCAAAGCAGTACCAGGCATCGGTCGACACCTTCACGAATTGAGCCGCCTTATATTGTGCGATCGTCGGAGATGCCGCTACTGCACCCGAACTCAGGATCGTGGTCGTTGCTGGAGTCACCGCTGACATCGTGCAGACACCCGCCCCGATGTTGATGACCTGAATCGTCGTACCCGTCGCATAGGCCACCGACGCATTCGTGGGAATCTTAAACGTGTTGGCGCTCGCATTGGACACGGTAATGAATGCACCCGCATCAGCCGCCACCGTGACGTACGCGGTCGTGGTTTGAGCGTTAATGGAATAGGTCACGACGGGGGCAGTCAAGGTTTTGTTGGTCAAAGTCTGTGTGCCGGTAAGAGTCACGTCTCCGGCGGCACTAGCTGAGAAGAAGATCGCCACACCCGTGGACACAAAATAGAGAGTGCCTTGGTCATATTGGGCGAGTGCCAGGCTCCCTGATGTGGAGACTGTTGCGGTTCCCGCTGTCACCGTGGACACGCCCGCGCCCTTGTTTTGAATGATAAGAGTGTCACCGGCGGCGAAGAGTGCCGTGTTGACGGTCACGGTCGTCGCTGACCCAGAGTTCATTTCGATCCGAGTACCGACGTCGGCTGCTACCAAGGTGTAGGAGGCGGTCTTGACGCTCACGGTCTGGTTGTACTCATTGGTTTGGAGGGCAGTCACCTGCGCAGCTGTGAGGACTTGCCCGACGGTGAAGGTTTGTTTTGCCATGTGCGCTCCTAGTAGACCAGTTGGTTCTCGTCAAGGATACCCATAGTCGCCGAGTCAAGGACGAATCCTGCAAGGTCGGGTTCAAAGGTTCCAATGATGACTGACCATTTTTGTGGGGTAAATGAGTATTTCAGCGAGCAGCACACAAGGTTCTTGCTGATCGTGGAGCCACCTGGGACGGTGCGGGTGACAACGAGTGGGTTGTAGAAGTAGATGTTCAGTCCGGCAACGATACGGTCGGAGGGTTGCCCGGGAGTGATGTCGAGGGTGATGTAATCAGTACGGAGGATCGGGATGGATCTGCCCACGGCGAGAGTTAATGCCTGGTTGTAAGCATCGTCATAATTTTGGCATAAGACGTTATTTCGTGAAAGGGTGCGTTTCCCATAAGCGACCACGGAGCTTGGGTTGTAAAGTTCGACGCCTTGCACAATAACGTCGTTGTATAAGAAGTCGGTGTCGTATTTGAACGCGGTGTCCTGGTAGGTGATGGGGTTGCCGTTGTCGTAGAAGTAATACGGGGTAGTGGCAGCGAGTTGCCATTGAGATGATCGGTCATAAAAGGTCAGGACGCCAAGATTGTCTTGGTAGTAGATCCCTAGTTCCGTTTCGACGGCTTGATTGATGACGTCGAGGGCTGTCCGGTAGGTTCCCGGATCTGCGCCCATGTAGGTTTGACCGATCTCGGTGTAACTAGACGGTGTCCATCCGAGGGACGTCATGGTGTCATAGACGCCTTGAATCCGGAAGCCCGTCAGATTGATCGCCGAATAGTTGGTCAGCGTGGAGAGGGTTGCCTGGGCAAGTCTGCCGATGCCGTCAATGCCTCGGACTGTCATCATTGCCACGTCTGCCCCGTTGGCGGGGCGATACTTCCAGGAGTCCACATAGCCGTAATACAAGGGGTAATCGATGGAGGCGTGATTGCTGACGATCTTGATGGGTACCATGGGGACGATGTACCCGTAGTAGGGGCTGCTGGAGTTCTCGGGGTTCCAGTCCCCGTTTTCATCGGTGAATACGAAATTTGTGGTGCCAGCAAGGAATAGGTCATTGACGCGATCGAATGGCTGGTCGATGGTGCAGTTCAGGACTTGGCTAGTGAGGTTCACCCAGCCTGTGTTCATATAGACGCTGACGGTGAGGGTGGTCATCCGCTCGCTGCGTTCGAGTACCAGACGCCACCGGCGCGGAGTTTGTTTTGTAACCCAACCGAGATTTGATCCACGACTTCTGGAGTGACCATGGGTGCGTTGATGTTGACGACAATGGGAGCGGGGGCTGTGGTTGCCCCGCCTGCCATGGCTTTTGTAGCGGCTGCTTCTGCCTCAGCCAACCCAGGCATGGATGTGACCATTGTGTTGGTGCCCATGCTTTGTACCGCACCCGCGACCGAAGCTGCTGCTGTTTGTGGGATGCTGATTTGCTTTTCCCCACCACCGAGGCTGGCAGTCTTATCCCATGAAAGGGAGGCATACTCACCTTTGAGACTGATAAGTTTGCGAAGCGCCGCTTCCTGAGCGACCATGCGTTGTTCCTCGGTCTTGTACCCGTCATCCTCAAGAGCAAGCAAGCCTTCGACAGCTGCCTTTTCTTTGGCAGTTAGATCCAATTTGAGGGCATTGGCGAGAGCGATCTGGTTGAGGTCGAACTGAGCTGCTAGTTTCTTTTCTGCGTCAATCTTGCGTTGATCCACAAGCTTCTTGGCGGCTTCTTTCTTGGCAAGAGCCAGGGCAGCCTTTTGTGTTGCCGCCAAATCCTTCTGTGTTTGATATGCCTGGCGATCAAAATTGCGGAACGGATCCAGACCAGTCTTGGCTGCTGGCGTGACTGCTGCCGCTTTTTTTGCATTGTTTTGTTGTTGCAATGCTATGGCGGCGCTTCCTCGACCCATGGGAGTTCCCACACCGACGGGAGCGCCTTTGGGTGTACCGGATGGACTCATGGCGATGGCGGCGGTGACTCCTGCAATGGCAGCGGCGGCAGCGATGAAAGGTGCCAAGGCTGCCAGGAGTGGGAGGGCTGCAATGTTGGCAAAGGCGGCGGCTGTGCCGATGGCTTTGATGGCGGTTGCCACGGTAAAAAGTCCGGTGGCAATGGGCACAAGGGTGTTTTTGTTGTCTGTGAGTATTTTGAAGAATGATTCCAGCCGTGGGATGCCCGTGTTGATGAGGAAGTCCCCAAGTTTGACAAGTACAGGCAGCAGTTTGTACCCGACTTGCTCTTGGACGTCTTGGAACTTGGCTTCCAGGATCGCCAACTTGCCGGAATAGGTGGTGGCATACGCAGCGGCTTGCCCACCGATCTTCGCATTGAGCATCCCCATTGCCTTCTCCAACGCCTCAGCGGGTGGCAACGATTTGTCCATGGTGATGCCAAGTTCTTTGAATGCTTTGGCGTTACCACCGGAGGCTTTTGCCAAGATCTTTGATGCGGAGGCAAGGTCAATGTTTTTGAATCTGGCAAGGTCAGCGGATGCAGCGAGCATGCCTTGAGACTTTTCGAGAGATCCGGTAGCGGTGACAAGAGTCGAAAGAGCAAGGGCGGTTTGAGTTCCCTCAAAGCCCAGGCTCATCATCGCCTTTTCGGATGTCCGAATAGAGGCTGAACCGACCATGGAAGCCTTGCCGATATTGCTCAGCGACACCGCGAGCCTGGAGTTGGCTTGCTCCATTTCTATGGCAGCCTTGACGGATGTGCGAGCGAACTGGGCTACCCCTACACCTAGACCCAACTTGGCGAGGGAACTGTTGAGTCCGTGTGCTTGAAACCTGAGATTCTTGAGTCCCTTTTCGGCCTTCTTGAACCCAGCATCTTTGAGGGCTGTGTAAATAGTGATTTGGGCTTTGCGTGCCATTACGCCATCCTCGCATTGAATTGCCGAATGGAGTCATCGATGACGTTGTCGATCTTGCGTCGAATGTCGGGACGCATTTCGATGACGGCTTCGACAATCATCCGGTGTTTATTGCTGGGGATTCCAGAGCGTTCGGCGATGTTGCGGATGAACTGTGCGCCCTGGGGTGACTTGCCTCCAGGGGTTTTGGTTCCCGCTGACTCATAGATCACACCGGCAGCTGTGCCGTCCTGGATGGCGTAACCCGTTGCGTAGGTTCCTCGGATGTACCTGGATCGAGCTGCGCGAGTTTTTGTGATACCCGCCTGGACGGTGGCTTGGTCGAATGCTTTGGCAGCCCAGGTGCCTGAACCTTGGGTGGCGGGTGTCCATCCGGACATGGGTGACTTGGCTGGCACAAAGCCCCGAGCGCGATTCACCACCTGCCCCAGCAGTTGGTCAATGTCTTTGTTCATGGCTTTATTCAGATCCGGAGCAAACTGGCGCACAAGATCGAGGGAGCGTTTGTCAATGGACTCCGCCATGTTTGCTCCTCTCTTTCACGACAGCGATCAAAGCCCGGAGCATGATCGGATCCTCAGCTAGTAATGCGGTGGGTGACATGTGTGTCTCGAGTGCGAGCCACGCCAGCTGCCAGGTCAGCGTGTCCCGCGTTAGCCATTTGGGTCATCGTCAATCACCTCGACGCTTTTGAGAGTGTCCAAGAATTTTTCCGATTCCGGCGGATGCACTTCTGCTCCTGAACGCTCCAGGACTTTCCAAGCCAGCCAGTAAATGTCGGTTGCCCGTTCATTTTCCCGGAAGATTTTGGAGAATCCTCCCTTGGCATATTTCTCGAATGCCACCTCGATCGTGGGCGTGATGGGAAAGGTTTTGACTTCCCCATCCGCCAACGTGATCTTGAGTTGTGCCATGTTGTGTCCCTTTCAACTTGGATTTATGCAGTTGTCATTGTGACGACTGAGTTCAACTGGTACGACAGCGACTGAGTACTCATGTCGCCAACTGCTCCGACGATGGGAGTGACCTGATCGACGAATACGGTGAATGAGTAGAGCGGGTTTGTTGCTGATGTGGCTGCTGCTGTTTGTTGGAGTGAGCAATAAGCGGTTGAACCTACTAGACCGTTGAGTGTAGTGGTGACGTTGGTGGCAGCTAGATCGTTGAAAATTTCAAGATCGAGCTGACCGGATTGCAATCCCTGGACGTACTTATGTGCCAAATCGCCCATGCTGGTGATTTCTAGGGAGTCATATTTCCACGTTAAGGTTGCGCTGCTGACGTGGTCTGAGAGTGTGACGGATGGGGTGGCAGATCCAATCTTGAACACCACCGCTTGATTAAAAAATACAGCCATGACTATTCCTCATCTTTCTTGATTGTTTTGGGGGTGGTTGTTGATTGGATGGCTCCAATGCTGAGGAGCCACTCGATGCCGTGTGGTTCCAATTCTTTGACGGTTGCTGTGTCGCCTTCTTTGAATCCGTCCAGGTTTCCGGCGAGAATCGTGTAACTCATATCAACTCCAACTTGTGAGTGTTTCAATGGATACGTCACAAGTGAGGAGATCACCGGACGGCAAGGACATAACGCGGGGTTGTGAAATGCTGCTGATGTTGTACGACGTGGGGATCAGCGGGACAAGTGCCTGGATCATGGTTTCAATCCCAGCCAAGTTTCCCTGGTTGTCAAAGAGTGGGATCGCCATTTCAATCTTGAACCGCACCTTCAATGAGAGCAGGCTGTTGTTGTTGGTCGGTTCCACATAGGGATCGTCCGGAACGATCGAGCAGCTGTTGGCGGTGACTTGTGGTGGCGGGAATGAATAGGTTGACCACACGCTGGGGTTGGCGATTGAGGTGGCGAGAGTTGTGCGGAGGGTGGCGAAGGACATGTCAGCCGACCATTGCCGAAGGGGCAAGGTATGGGGCGAGGAGTCCGCGGACGGTTGCCATGAGAGCGAAGCCCATTTTGAAGGGTTGTGGGACACCGAAGTCAATGCTGGAGGCACCGTTGCCTGGGGCTTGCCGTGATTGCCAGATGTTGATGGCGACCATGAGGCTGGCTTCTCGGACTGCTGGCACGCTGGCGTAGGCAGTCATGTTTTCCGTACCGAGTGCCTTACCGTAAGGGCGCACAAGTTGAGTGAGTGCATTGCTAGCAGTTTTGGCGTATTGGAAATAGGAAATCCCGGACTGAGTGAGTCCGGAGTAATTACCCCACGCGAATGCGCCCGTCTGGTAGATCGAAGTGTTCCAGAACTCGCCAGAGGTAAGTCCGGTGATGGTATAAGCCCCGTTGTATGTTGCCCCGCAACTACTGATTGTCACGGTTTGACCCACGTTGAACACGGGCGTCGATGCGATAGCAATGGTGGCGACGTTGTTGGTGAGTGAGGTAGCGATGACGGGTGCCGTGTTATGCCACAGCATGACGTCCACAAGATCCTGAGCCGCTTGCGCTACTTCTTCAATCGTTGCGTCAAGATAAAGGCTACCGATCCCCAAGGCAGATCTAAGTTCTGCCATGGTGACGTATGTTGCCGCCATCACTACCTCCTTCCAAGTGTCCCGTAGAGGCTACCCCCGGAGTTGGGACGGATCTCCGAGGGTAGCGGTCGATTATGTGAGGTTGAAGCGTTGCAGACCACCGGCGACGAGAGTCTTTGTCGCAAAGTAGCCGTAGAGCAGCACGCTTATTTCACCTGTGGCGACCACATTCACGGAAAGCGTCAGCAGCGGGCTTTCATAAATGGCGATTGCTGATGGTGTGGTGATGAATGCGCAGTCGTCGATGGTGGTGGCGACCATGTTGGCATCGACCCACAGATCCAAGCCCATGACGTCTCCGCGGAGTCCGCGTGGTGAGGATTGACCGTTGGCGTTCATTGGCTGGGACGCGTTAAAGATGCTGCGTCCGGTGGTGTCTAGTGAACCGATCAAAGTTGACCAGACGCTAGTGCCTGCGATGAATGCGTTTGCGGTTTCGCCTGCTGCTGCATAGACCGCTGGGGCTGCTTGTGCAACGTAGGCTTGGAGTCCTGCAATCGTTGCAGCTTGTGTGGATGCTTGGGTTCCACCGGAGACGATTTCAGCGATGACGGCTGCGTCAGATGCTTTGGCGTATGCGCGGGTGCAGTTTTCCATCATGGCGGTGAAGAACGATGGGTCAGAGCGATCCAAGAGTTCTGTGGACATGATTTGAGCGCCAGCGAGTTTGACAACGGTAGCGTTGACGTAGGAGCTGACGATCTGCGTTGATGCAGTCGATGCGCCTTCTGCAACGGTTCCGATGGTTGCGCTGGTTGTGATTTTTGGATGCGCGATCGTCATGCCTGATGGACTGAGTGGACGTGCGCCACCGAGAGCGTCAATCGTGGGGCGAGTCATAACTGAGGTGTCAATGACCTGGGATACGTATTGCACCGGCGTGAATGCAGGGTTGGTAGTGAAGCTGTCGTTGGCTGCATAGAGGCGTTGTGCTTTGGCGTCTGCTGCGCGGACGTAGAGTGCTGATTCGTCGTTGCCCATGGTGGCGCGGATGGTGTGTTGGAGGTAAGTGCCGGAGTCGATGATCGGAGTGCGTGCTTCCGTGTAGGCGACTGGAACTCTGGTGCGTGAAGCCTCGACCACTTCTGGCTCGACTTCTGGGGTTGCTTCGCTCATCGAAGCCTCGCTTTCATTGGTTGGGGTTTCTTCTGGATCTGTTTCACTTGCAGCTACCGAATAGACGGCAGCAGACTCGAACGCAGCACTCTCGACGAGGCTGACTTCTTGGAGGTCACTCTGGCTGACGTACATGACGCCATCAGAGGGTTTGGATGCTTTGACGTCCACGCCTACACTCAGCCCGGATTTGAGGCCGGATGCGGCAAGTTCTAGGGCGTCGTTGCCTGCGGTGGTGTTGGCGATCTTGAACGATGCCATGATTCCGGCGGTGGTGATTTCGTGGGAGATCATGGAGCCAAGGACTTGACGGTTGTCGTGATCTGCAAAGAGTTTAGTTTTGCCTGCGCGGATGGTGATGGATCCGGGTTCAAAGACGACGGCTCCGGCGCTGGTGTTGCCGGTCGCACCGCAGGGAACGATCAATCCGGTGATCGTGCGTGTTTCGGTGTCGGCGGCAGTACTTTCGGA